GCCACCGAACGCCTGTTTCATGTAATCATCTTGGGTATCGCGCGCACCCTCTGCCCCGGCCTTCAAGCCAGTTGCGAGCGAATCCCATAGATTGATTGGCGTCTGGCTCGGGCCTTGTCCAAGCATGGCGATACCAGCGTCAAGAAGCCCGCGCTTCCATTGCTGTTTTTTCAATTCTTCTGGATCGTACATGTCGCCAAGCAAGCCCTGCATTCCGGCATTGTTTGTGCCAAGCCCGCCGAGTCCACCGCCACCAAAGAAGCCGTTTTGAAAGATGCCCATGATCTATTATCCCAAAAGTCCAAGGCCTGCCGACAGCCCGCCAAGAATGCGACTGAATGTTGATGGCTTGTTGTACGGAACCGCTGACGTGGTTTGACCACCAAAGTTCCCGTCGATCATGCCGCGATATTGCGCGAGCTTGTTGAACGGCAAGTCCTGATAGTAGTTGTGCCGTGCCTGTGCGTCATCGGTTTCACGTTGCGCCAAGTCCTGACGTTGCCCGCCCATTTGTGACATCGCGTCAAAGCGCCTGACCTGTTCATTCGCCAGCTGCGGCGCGAACCGGGCGGCGTTATCCATGCGCGACAGGCCTTGCTCATACATCTGTGCCGCGATTGGCGCATAGGATTCCGTCATCGCCCGCGCCAACATATCGCCGTGCATCCCGGAACCATAGCGACCCGCATTCATGAAATTCGAGTTGACGCTTGGCATAACATTGGTTTTGACGTTGTTGAACACCTCGTCCTGATACGGATTGGAATTGAGGTATTTTCCGCCAAGAACGTTGTTATTGTACTTCTGCGCGGCATTGACGCTTGAATTTCCGTACTTGCCATAGTCGCGAACCATGTCGAAGCCGCGTGTCTGGTCCTTGTTGAACCCCGCAACAGTACTGCCCGGATAGTATGTCGGATTGTGTGTCTGGTATAGCCTGTCAGCCTCAGACATCGTGCGCTTGAGATATTTTTGCTGCGGTTGCCAAGGCGCACTGGTTTGCGTCGATGTGCTTGTGCCCGATTGGCTTTTGAAAATAGACGCCATGTTATCACCCGATGATTGCGACCTGATATTTTCGGTCGGTTTGCGCGTTGTTGGCGTGGGTTATGACCCACTGATTGTTTTGTCTGTTGGCCTCAAGAGCGTAGAGCGTGCCAGCGGCTTTTTCCGTCGCGGCGTTTGCGGTCTTGGGATCGAAAATGAGTACGGATTGCGGTGACAGCCCGTGGTAATTCAGCGTTGTCGTTGCGACACTTGGGTTAAGCGTGAACTCGGTGACACATTCCAGTTTGCCCTTGCGCGTTTGAACCAGTGATGACCAAAGGTTGCGCAACACGATCCGCACCGCGCCAAAATCCCTGACTTCAAGATTTGGCCTGCCATGGTCAAGCGGATGGACGGTCATTGCGTTTTGTCTTTCGCTTCACAATGTCAGCCGCCGTGACGTGCGGTGCTTCGATGCGAAGTGCAGCCAGCAATGCAGGCCCGCCCTCGGTCATGCGCGCGACGTGATTTTTGAGTGCCGTAACAGTGCTCGTCACGTCGTTTGGCATTTCACGTGAAACAATGCCTTGTGCCGAAAGTGCATCGCGCCACACATCAAACACCGATGAATTGAGATCGTTCGGATTGGTCACGGTTCCACACAATTTATCGAGCACGTCGCTCAAGGCCTTGCCGTCGCTCGGAAACGCAACATCCGGCATGACCTCATTCAGCCATGGCAGGATTAACGTGCGGTCACGCTTCACGAACGACGCCCCGGCAATGGTGAAGGTGCAGGCGGGTTGATCAATGAATATTTCGGATAGCGCCAGTCTGTGTATTCAGGCGGAACAAATGCCGCTGGCTTTTTCTTCGGCTTGGCTTTTGGTTTTTTGTCAGCCTCGGGCTTTGGCGCAACACCTTGTGAGCTGTTGCCGCTCCCACCCAACAAGCCGCCACCCTGCCCGACATTTGGCGGTGCATCGCCAGCTCCCAAGAGAGGTCCAAGAACCGACCTGACACGATGGTCGAACTTGCGCGCCCGGTCTGTGATGGCGTTTGTCAGCAAGCCACGATCAGGACTGTCATATGGTTCCAGGCTTTGCGTCGGGGGAGCGGCGTCATAGACTGAATCGCCACCTACACCCGGTGCGGATTGTGCCGGATGCTGATCGCCATAATCAACGCCAGCGGCGGGATTCATTTCGTGACGTGCGAGTTGCCCCCAACCCGTATTAAATCCCTGATAGGCCGCTGGACTTGGAAAGCTTTGATCGAATGCGCCGACAGTCTGGCTATAGTCGTCGCCAGTGCCATTGAATGACATGCCGGCATAGGCGCGCGGTTCTGGCGGTGAGTAAGGCGGCGACGACACTGGCAAGGACCGCTTGCCCGGTGCCGATTGTGTTATTCCGTTGTTGCCATAGCCCGTATTATAATTTGGGGTCCGCATGGATTGCGGGGAACCGTTATAGCTTGGCGTGTAGGTTGGTCTATTCGTGGCCAGACTTGTGTTCGAGCCTTGCGAGGCTTGATTGAGTGCGCCCAATGCACGTGACAGCGCCTCATAGCCATTGCCCGCGTTCTGGCCTTGCGCCACTGAAAAATTTGACCCGCCCGTTGCAGGATTGACAGGAGTTGAACCCCAGCCCTGACTTGCGGCTTGCGCGTTTGACCCGCCAACATCGGTCTTGTCTGGATTGGTGACAGTCCCGCCCGACATGCGTGACAGAAAGTCTTTGACCGTCTCTTTTGGAGGTGCTGGCATTATCTCATTCCCATTGGTGAAAAGCGCAAGTCATCAATGCCGCGCATCATTTTCCAAGTCGCCGCAGCTGGTACTGTCATGCGGACCCGATGATAGCGGGCATTGACGCGCAACGGTGCAAATCCATATTCGTTTGTGGTGACCGGACCATAATCCTCAGGCTCTTCTTGAAGGTGATCGCGTGCCAGAATTGTAATCAGCGGCTCAATATTGCCAACACCCTCAAGCATGGGTCTCATGCCGCGAAACAGGGATTTACGCCCCGGTGTCAATTGCATGTCCTTGGTTTCAACCGTGGCTTCCATGTTGGAACCACTGAATGAGCCTATATTGCCGCTCGCATCGAACGCGCCAAGGTCGGGCCGTGATTTCGAAATCCAGTAATTCGAGTCAATCGGAATGTTGACCGTATCGATCACGTCGCTGATCGAGTCGATTGTCAGCGCCTTGCGACCGACTGAATTGTAAACCGCCGCAAATGACTGCTCGATTTTTGTCCATTCCCCGGTTGGCCAATGATAGCCAATCATCACATCTGGCAGGCCAGTCATGCTGGCATTGGTGGCGAAACTAAACCAGTAAATCCGGCGCAACGAATCCACCGACGAATAAGACAAGAAGAACTGCCCCGGATTGGCATTTTCCTCGAACCATCGGTCGATCTTTTCATCACCGATTGGCACAATCTCAGCAGCGCCGCGCATCATCTTGAACCCGTCATTGCTCAAGAAGAAAATCAGGTTTTCATAAGCAGCAATCGAAGTCTCAAGCCTGCACCCCAATTGCTTCGAAATTTCATCGAAGCGGAACACAACAGGAGGCCCCTCAAAGGACATGCGACTGATTGCGTTGTCCTGAAACACCACACCATATTCGCCACCGACGAAGCCCATGATTTGCCCGCCGTCTGGAAACTCCTGTCCGTCAGCAAGCGTCAATGCGCTCGGAACCCAGTCATTTGAATTCTCAATCGCGGCCCATCGCAACTGGTTGAACCCGACTGACAATCTCGCCAGAACCGCAAAGCCACGAATGACGCCGCCAAACGTGCCAATCGGTGAACCACCGCCAAGTGCCGCAAAGGCCGTTGACACGCCAAGCGTATATTTCTGTGTCGCGTCGATCCCATTGCTGGCAATCACGTCATTGCCGAACTGAAACATTGACCACCGTCCATCCGCCGCCGTGGCATAGGGACCGCCTGAGGTGCGAGACACATCGCTAAACGTCGCGCCATCCGCATCAAGCTTATAAAGTTTTGTCAGCCCGCCCTGAAACGTATGTGCCACACCCTGACTGTCACGCACGCTAAACACGCCCTTTGGCAATTCAGGTCCGGCCACACCACCACCAACAAACGAGGTCATGGGCCTGTAACCCGTTGCGGACGGGATGACATTTTTCATGTCAGCACTGGCGACAAGATCGAAGTCAGCGTAATCCGGTAGCCATGGTGCGAGCGGGATCATCACCATGTCAGCCCGTCCTGATATCATACCATTGCGACATCACGGGAAGCCCATCAACGCGCAAAAGCTGTTCTGGTAGTCTCAGTCTGTTTTCGGCCTGCAACGCGCTATAGGCTTCAAATTCAAGCCCCTCGCAGCGTGCGGCCATGTCATCGGCGAGCAGATTGTCAGTTGCAATCCGGCGCTTTGCCGATTGCCGTATCAATTCTTCGGCGTCATCGAACCAGGCGTTGCCGTCATCATCATCGGTCACGTCCGGCAATTTCTGCCATGCGAAAACGTCAACCGAATAGGCCCGGTCTGGAATCGGATCGAATGCGAGCCGCTTGGCAACCATGGTATAGCGTGTTGGTTTCCCGGTATCAGCACCGAAAAATGGCATGGCACTTGACAGCACGTCACACCCTTCCGTCTGCATTCCGTAAATTTTCAAGACGCGGGAAATATCATCGGATTCATAATACCGCTGCCCCGCAACGGTGGTGATTGTCAATGTCGCGCGCGTAAACCACCACTCGCGCTTTGCATAATGCTTGATGGCCTTGGCAATCGCAGCGCCCGCTTCTTCGTCGGAATATTGCTCATTCACGAATTCGCGCGCTATCGCAGATTTCATTTCACCAAGTGTCGTCATCGTGCAACCTCATGTGATAAAGGGGAGGCCCGTAGACCTCCCCCATTTATTAGCTGTTGGCGTAACGAACGGCCCATTGTGGACGGATGGTTTTCCAGCCGTACAGAACATCAAGACGGCAAGGGAACTTGTCGTTGTTGATGTCGTACTGACGGACAACGCGGATCGACATGCCGTCGTAGCTTTCACGCGCGCTGAAATCGACACCACTTGGCATAACCAAGTCAGCCGTTGCGAACGTGAAGGCGTCCTTGTGATACAACATCGAAACACCATAAGGTGTTGATATTGTGCCAGCGAAGGCGATTGCAGCCGTGGCCGAAGTGGATGGAATGACCACGTTCTGAGCCGCACCAGCCATGATGATGGATGGTGAAATCTGGACGGTGCCAGCACCGCCAGCATAGGCCGTCGCCACAGTGAACTGCTGCAACTGTCCGGTTGACTGCTTTGATTCAGGATGTACCGAGAACACGCCAGCGATGGTGAAGACTTCACCCTTTGCCGCCGCACCTGTGCCCGTTGCAACGGTGATCTGTGTGACCGGAGTTGCAACAAGTGGCAGAGCGCCGACCTGAGTTGACGTGGTGTAGGTCGCAGCAGCAGCGCCGCGCTGATGTGCAGGCCACAAGGTGTTCTCCATGAAGTCGAACCCTGCGGCGCGACCTACATAGCCTTCCTTGTATTGTTTGCCGATGGCTTCCTGGTTGTTGAACAGCGTTTTCGTGTCCTTCACGATATTTGCCATATCGAGAGGATTTAGGTTTGCTGTACGGTCGCCGGGAGGGGCAAGGGAACGTTGCAAGATGGTACGGCCATCAAGCAAGCCGTTATAGGTTGCAGACGCGCCAGTGTTGTTCACCTGTTGCGCAACGTCGGCATACATTGACATTGCATCCGATTCCATCGCCGCCGCAAGCCGTGCCATTGCTGGATCGAGAATGCGAGTGGAGAAGTCGTCAAGAGACAATGTGAGGTCAACAGACGTGAAGTTGAGATCAACACCCTTTTGTGTTGCGATCTGCAACGTGGTGTTGGTTTCTGTGGTGTCCTGCGTTGCGAGTGTCGCGCCCGTACGAACAACGTATTCGTTGGGGAGGCGAATTTTCAGGGTGTCACCAATCTTTGCGCCACTGACGGCGAACGAGTCGTCGTACTGGCGATTGATGGAACCGATGAAGTTGCACTTTTGATGCAAGATTTTGAGTGCCTTCCGCGTGACAGCGGTAGGCGTCAGAAGGGCGTTAGGCATGGAAAAATCCCTTTCAGGAAAAGAGCGTCATCACGACGCTGTTGCTTGGATTTAGCGATTTCGCTTGGACCTCGCGTCATCCCACTTTGACCATTGTTCGAAGGTCATCTTGTCAGGATCGACAGTGCCTTTGGCGCGTGCCCCTCCCACTTGTGGAACGGGATTTGCCTCAGCAGGTTTTGGCGTAAGCGTTTTTCGCTGTGCTTTCAGTGCTTCCGAGCCGATACGCATCAGGTTCAACTCTTTCAATCCAGCCGCCGTCCTGATGCCATTGACGCGGGATTTATCCCAGCCAAGTTCAGTGGTTGCGAATTTATGGAGCGCGGTTTGCAACTCGGGTGTCAATTTGCCTTGCCAGCCGATTTTTGGATCTGGCCTACGGAGGTCTTTCGCAGCGGCTTCAAGTTGCTTCTGGTTTGTCTCAGAAACTTTCACCTTCAATTCGTCAAGCTTCGTGTCGAGGCGTTGCTCAACATTTGTCTTGGCGTCTTTCAGGAGTTGATAATCTTGAAATGCCGCGTTAGCCTCTTGCGGGTTGTCATGTCGCCATGCAGCCCAATTCACATTCTGGAATTGCGCCAACTGGCTTTCAATTGATGCCAGTTGAGAACGTTCCCCAGCGACTTCGCTTGCGTACTTGCGTTCAATCTCCAATTCCTCGCGTTCCAGACTTGCTGCACGAGATATTTCGGCGATTTCCTGCTTTCCTTGCGTGTAGTCCTTTTCGAGGTCACTTGCTTTTTTGACAAGTTCGGCAAGCTTTTTAGGGCCTTTCATCACTTGTCCGTCAAATTCAAATTCCTCTTCGCCTTCTTCCGGTTGCTCTGACGTTTCATCGTCAGAAGTTTCAACTTCGGTTTCGTCGGCTTCCTGATCCTCTGTGACGTCCTGTCCAACAGGGGTTTCCTGTTCAATAGGCTTGGTCTCGGTTTCAGTTTCGTTTTCCATATAGACTCCTTGCGGGTGGTCTGGATTGGCGAGCGCCATCACGGCGCTTGCAGGCTCACATCATCATGAGCCATTCATCATCGGCGTTTTGCAGTTGCCGAATGCGTTTGCGCCGATTGCTTTCGGCGCTGAATTTGTGTTCCTCAAATCGTTCAAGAACATCGGTGCGCGGCTTGAAAGGTTCGATCTTTCGTGGTCCGCGCGGTGTAAATTCGACAACGATTGGCTTGTCGGCTTTGTTGAGCGTGACGATTGAAACTGGTTCTGGCTTTTCGTCGTCTTCGTCGTCATCAATGCGGCGCTTTTTGCGCGGGTTGAATATGTCGTAGTAACTGCCACCCGTTGCGGGTTGGTCTTGTTGCGTCGAAAAATTGCCAGACTGTCCAAACTGAATTGCGCCAGTACCAACAAGGTTTGCGCCAATTCCGCCCGATGCAGCGTTAAAATTTCCTTGTTGATCAAATGTTATCGGCGTTGTGCCGACAAGTGTTGCAGGCGAGGTTATTGCACCTGACTGTCCAAACGTGATTGCTGTAGTGCCAGACAGTGCAGTTGACGAAAGCAGATTTCCAGTCTGCGAAAAAATTACCGACGACGATCCGGCAAAGATTGAAGGCGCGAACAATGCACCCGATTGACCGAATACAATCGTTGCGGTCCCGGCGAAGTTTGCAGCACCACCACTTGCAGCAGGATCAAGAAATTGCCTGTCGAACCAGCCTTGGCCTTGTGTTTCCTTTGCGAACCAGCCAGTCGGGAAAACTTCGAGGCTGAAAAACGAGCCGTTATCGGCCATGGCCTTAGCCTATCGTGTAAATAATCATGTAGCCGTTGCCACCGACACCACCAGCGCCACCAAGGCCGGGGTTCATGCCAACACCACCACCACCACCTCCACCTCCACCGATGCCGCCTTTGCCACCAGCCGCACCAGCCGCTGAAGCCGTGACAGTTGTTCCACCACCACCTCCACCGTGACCGCCACGGCCTGAATTGCCATCACCACCAGCCGCGCCAGCAGTTGGAGCCGCGCCGTCAGTGCCGACAGTACCGCCACCACCAGTGACATAAACTCCAGAGCGTCCACCAGCGCCACCAGCGATGATTGATGGCGTTGCACTATGAGAACCGCCTGCACCACCACCTCCACCTCCACGAAGCGAAGAACCGCCAGAAGAGCCAGCAACAGGCGGGTTTGCGATACCAGCACCACCAGCGCCGCCCGCCTCTGCATTCTGAATAATTGATACCGCGACACTTCCGGAAACACCTTGACCACCAGAACCGTTGCTTGCCGCCAAAGGTGCACCACCTTGACCCGCTGACGTGCTTCCGGCTGACCCCGTACCACCGATACCCGCACCACCGCCACCACCAGTAACAACGGCAGAAATTGCGCCACCCGCACCAGCACCGCCACCGAAAGCAGTCAACCATGCGCCGAATGTCGTATTGTTGCCACCACCGCCTGCACCACCCGCTGCACCCGCTGCACCAGGAGCACCAGCAGTTCCACCGTTGCCAATCGTGACGGTTTCAGTCGATCCAAGGTCAGACGAATTGAAAATGCCGCGAACCCAGCAACCACCACCGCCACCTCCACCGCCCTTGGCGACAACAGCCGTTGCAAGCGATCCACCCGCTCCACCACCACCACCAGCGCCAATCGCTTCGACAATGACGGTCTTGTTTGAGCCGGGATTGGTCCAGGTTCCACCCGTGCCGTTGAAAATCTGAATGTTGCTAGTCGACTGGCCTGCGTTGAACAACTGCCAGCCATAACCTTCGTCATGCACAAGCGTTGCACCGGGGACCAATGTGTATTTCACCAGTTCCGAAACGGTTGTTCCGTCCGTATGCCGGACTGTAATTTCATTCGACACCGTTGCGTGGTTGTTGCGCACGCTGATATGTTTTACGGTCCGCACAGTTGATGCAGCAGGAGCCGCAACAACCGTTGTCGTTGCCGCCGTCGTAATCTCCACATTCAATCGACCCGGCGTTGTCGATGACCCCGTTGTGATCGGATCAGGCGCGTCAACATAGCTCGCGTGAACGTCAATCGACCCCGCCGCTGACGTGATGACCTGAATGAGGTCCGTTGATGCTTTGAGGATAATCATTAGTCTACCGTCGCCACAAGTGCGCCAATCGCAAAACGGTTTGGAGTAGCACCAAGATTAATGACCTGAGGCGTATTGAGTGCGCCGGACACAACCATTGCCGTTGCACCACTCACCTGATAGCCGATGCTGAAATGCGTAATCGTTGGCGTTCCAAGTGTTGACGCCGGGAAATCAATATTTGCCGCGTTTGCAATCTGTGTCGGATTGGTCCCTGACACGGTAAACCCAGCCGCAGAACGGGCAACAGCTTGCCTCGCATAGCCAGTGTAATTTGTTTCGTTTGTAGATTGATTGCCAGCCTCGCCAGGATCTCCGATATGGAGTGCAATAAAAAAGCTCCCAGCCGTTGTCGATCCCCTCAGGCCCGTTGCATCGCCGATATTGGCAGCGTTTGTGTTGTTGAATACCAACAACATCAAGTCGTTTTCGAATGTATTACTTGCCGTCATTGTGTCATCCCTGCTTGCATGGGTTCGTCAATCATTGGTTCGTCAATGGCGTGCGTGATGACGCCGTTTCGATCACGGTAAGGTGTTCGCTTCATCTTCTGTGCAGGCGGCAATTGCACTTGCAGAGGCGGCATGGATTGCAGTGCTTGTGCCAGTGCTTGCGCCATGGCCGGAGCAATTGCGCTCGCGATTTCCTCACCGATATTTCCACCGATATTGATCGCGGCCTGTTGCTGCGGTTTTTCCGCTGGCTTTTCATCTTCTGGCTTGTGGCCGTGCGACTGCACAAAATCATTCAGTTGGTCAATCGCCTGCATGGTTTTGATCTGCAAATCTTTCTCGGCAAGATCAATCTTTTGCATCTGAATGTCAGTCGTCAGCTTTTCAGCTTGCGCCTTGCCCTTTGCCAGCTCTTCATTCGCGGCCTGCAATTGCTGATCCATGTCAGCCATCTGCTTTTCAATCTCGGGCGGGATTTGCGGACCATTGGCAGGCGACATTTTCTCAAGCTGTTCGGCCATTTCTTCGGCTTCCGGCCATTCCATCGCCTTCACCATCTTGGGCAGCACAATCGGCGCAATCTCGGGATGGCTGCGAATTGCTTCGGTCATCTGTGCGGCGACTTCCTCGCGGCGCGTGGTGAATGAAGGCCCGGTTTCAACCGCAACGTCATACTTGCCAACACCCAAATCATAGACGCGCTTCATTGCCGCTTCTTGCTTCAAGCGTTTTTGCTCATAGGCCGGAAGGTCTTGCGGGATTTCAGGCTCTTCCATTTCCGCTTGTTCCGGCGCAGCTCCCAAGGTGCGCGGTGTTTCCTTGCCATCTTCACCAATGACACGAATAATGCGCTCACCCGAATAGGTCTTTGGAATGAGATCAACCAGGCAGCACGCACATTGCCGGATCGCGCGTGACAGATTGTCGATGAAATGAAACGTCGATACGTCGCCTTCCATCTTGCGCGCATTGATCGCCTTGCCACTGGTTTCGTTCGAACGTGCACCAAGGGCCGCATCATAGAGGCCAAGAATAGCCTTCATGTCGTCGGCACTTGACATCGCCTCTTGCATCGCCCCGGCTGCAACACCTGAATCAATCGGCTGACGCTGCGGCATGTCCTTGCCAGCGCCGTACATCAAATAGGGATGGCTCTTGCTGTTTGCGGTCTGCCAGTTCGGATCGGCGTCAAACGCGCCCTCTTGACCAATGTAAGGAACACGTGGAGCAAGCGCGACCATTTCCGTAGACGTGGTCCGCCAATAATTGAACATGGTCTGCGCGTCTTTGGCGTGATGGAACAGGCTCAGAAAATAGCGTTTGCCCTCGACATTGAATTCCTCGCCATAGACCGGAATGAGCGGAATATATTGGCCAGCCCATTCGTTTGTCTCAAGGATTTCCGCACCCGTCATGATGCGCTGCGTGACCTTGTAGGAATTGGTTTCACGCTGTTGCGTGACCGTGATTTGCATCGCGTCAAGCAATGCCTTGGCTTGCTCATATTCCTTGGCGCCGATGATTGAGCCGTCACTGAGTAGCAGGATTTTGCGTTTGACCTTTTCGCGTGACCAGCTCTCGCACACTGTAACATCATCACCATCAACCCAAGGCAATGACAGTCCACCATAGCCCGCCGTATCCCAGTCAACCGTTGTCGCCCCTTTGTACTTTGCTTGAAACTCTTTCTTCGAGAGTTGGTCTGTCACGAACGCGCGGTTCCAGCTTGAACCATCCGAGCATGTTGCGTGCGGATCGCCATAGACCGTAAATGGATTTGGCACGGACTGGATGCGCAAGCCCTTGTCGAAACTGTCATCGTATTCGTAATCAATCGCGATGCGCAGATAACCGAAACCACCATAGACCGCGTTTTCAATCGCGGTATCGTAGGCAATATCAGCCTTGGACACGTGCTCGATGTTGCGAATGAGGCCCGCGAACACGTCAGCGGTTTCACCATCCGATTTGTTGTCAACACCTTTGACCTTGATTTGCGGCCTGTTCTGACGGCTGTCATTGATGACTTGACGCGCAAAGGCTGGAAACCTGTTGAGTGTCAGCATGGGCCGATCTTCGAACCTGCGTTTCTTCGCAATGTTGTCAGGCCACTGTTCACCAAGCCGTGCAAACCGCACCATTTCAAGGGCGCGTTGTCGGTTTTCACTTTCGGCCTCTGCGGATTCTTCGAAAGCTTCACGCTCGTCGGAGAGAATTTGTTCGTCAGACATTGTGACCCTTAATCGCTATCACAGCGATGAAGTTGATGATTCAGAAATCCCTATGCGAACCGAAGCCGAAATTTGGCAGCTCGTGTCTGGGATATTTCATGTTAAGGATGGCTTCGAACAAGGCGCGTACCTGAAAATTTGCGTCATCAAGACAGACATTCGCATCGACAGAACCAACACCTTCCAGTGTGATTTTAACATGGAATGTCTCACCCTTGGAATTGGATGGAACAATGTTCTTGGCTTTTAATTCAGCGGCCACTACGCGCCGCGCGAGGTCAACGTAGTAGTCATGAATTTCGTCTGATATTTCATAGCGGTCCATTTTATCCTACCCAATTGAGGGAATAAGCCAGCGCGCGAGATTTGTCGTTTTCCGCATGGCGTACGAACAAAAACAAAAACCCGTCATATGTTCTGTCTGTCGCGTTCATTGCGTTGAACTTGTTCGCAACGTATTCCAAGCTGTCGTTCGTCTTTCCAAAATTTTTGATGCGGCCCAACAAGCCGTTCAGTTCAGCCCCTGTTGAAGCTTTCGCCGTTGCAATGGCTGGCTCTATAACCAAGCGGACAACTTTGTCAGATTGAAGCTCGGGATCGACAAAAAAAGGAACGCTCCACAATTTTTCCATTTACCCCATCCATCCGCCTGCACTGGCGTGATGTGTTGCGGCCTTTGGTTTGGCAACAGGCCGGATGATTTGCGGGAATAATTCCGTCAATCCCCAAACCAGTGCGTCAAGTCGATCAGGTGATGTACCATCAACAAGGCCATTGACGCCGAACATCACCATTTCATCCTCAAGGTCGGCAAGTGTTCCGACGTGACTGATACGCCCTTGCTCATACAATGCAGCGATTGGTTCGGCTCTTACCCATTTGCCCTTTGACGCGATGACCTCAATGATTGGCAGCGAAGGCCGCACCGATGAAATCACCGACTTGACCATGTCGCCGCCCTGATTTGTTTCAACTACGATGGCATTGGCTTCGTATCGGTCATAGAGCGAAACGGCAAGACGCGCCCATCCATTAGGGCCGGCACGTGTTGTTGCATCTTCGAGAATGTAGCCCCTGCCATCTTCGCCAAGGCCTGAAACGCTGATACCAGTTGCGGCGCCATCTTCCGGCATTTCGTTCGACTTCGCAGCGGGATCAATCGCAACCAATATGCGCTTGAGTGGTGGCGGTGCTTTCACCCGGTATTCGTCAAGCTTCTCACGTCGCCAGAGTGCGTTCGGTGAATCGTCAAGGATTGCGGCTTCAAGCTCTTGTCGTCCAAGCCGTGTGCCTGCATATTTCGTTTCCATCTCCTTGATGAATGACGCCGCGAGATTGCCGCGATTTTCGTAAGTGTTGCCGCGTGTGACAATGCACGTCGGGTCTTTCATCAGTGCACGGATTAACGGAATTGGACGCGGTGTTGTTGTAATCAGTTGTCTTGGCCTGTCACCGAGACGCAAGGCAAATTGCAACATGTCCCAGGCTTCTTGCGCGTATCTCCATTTGGCCAATTCATCAAGCCAGGCTGCATCAAAGTTAGGCCCGCGCAATTGGTCCGGCTCACTGCCATTGTAGCCAAGCGCAACAGCGCCATTCGGGAACACAAGCTCAACAGGTTTCTTCGTGTACTTCGGTCTCTCATGCGGCGGAAACACCGACATGATACCGCTGTCACCTTCAACCAAGACCGATTCCAGATCCTTTTGTGTCTCGGCAATGATGGCAATTCGGCGGCGTCCTGACTTGACCTGTTCGCGCAACCATTCGGCACCGGCGCGGGTTTTGCCAAATCCACGGCCCGCAAGAATAAGCCATTTCAGCCAATTGCCTTCGGGTTCGAGTTGTGACGGCCTGCCCCAGAACTTCCAGTCGTATTGAAGTTCTTTGGCTTGTGCTTCACTCAGGCTGTTGATTATCGCTTGTCGATCCGGTTCGGATTGCGAGGCCAGCAATTCGGCTAGCGATTTCGTCGCGTGCATTTGAGACATTCAGGTTTACATCTGCCTTGACGGTGTTTTCAACCTTGTCGCCGTATTTCTTCGGTGCCAGTTTTGAGGCTGCCCATTTGCGCGAGTCAATTCTCAGGCGCGAACGATTGATATGATCGTGATTGGCTTGCCAGCCTTCGTTGTCGTCGTCATTGCGCTCCATCCAGTCATTCGAAGCGTCGTCGGCAATCTCAATAATTTCATCGGCAAAAGCGTCGGCTTGGTCTTCTCTCGCGCGCGCGTATTGGTCGCGAAATGTCTCGTTATTCTTCAACCATCGCAACACGTTAGATTTGTTTGGCATGTCCTCTTGTCTGCAAATCTCTCTGAGTGAAAGACCGTCTGCAAGAAGGTCGCAGATTTTTTCTGCCAACGCATCTGAGTAGGCAACCATTTTGAGGCAACTATCCTAAATACCCGGCATGATTTGCGCGGGATTGACCGGAGCGCGGTTATCGCAGCGTTCCCGGTCTACAATTTGCGACCTGTAACATTTTGTTACGTGTGGCGTCAAGGGGCAGTTGTTTATCCCCTAATTAGTTCCACTTTGCGCCCTAATTTGTGATTGGACTATTACATATCATGTATGTATATATATATATCAATCATCAACAAAGGGGCAGCGCCC